AAGAAAAGATTGAAGAAGCAATAAAGGCGAAGCAATATCAAATTTTCACCAAACTTGCAAAATGGAAAGAACTAAATCAGGGCAAAGTAAAACGTGAGTTTGTAAACGGCCAGTCGTTTCTCTATCTCGGAAGAAATTATCGTTTAGTAATTATAGAAAACCAGGCACTCCCATTGAAAATAAGCGGCGGCAATTTCCAATTAGATAATAAACATTTGAGCAAAGCAACCAAAGTTTTCAAAGAGTTTTATAAAGAGAAAGCCGAACAGAAAATAACTGAACGATTAAAATTGATTTCAGAAAAATTTCAACTCAAGCCAACCTCAGTAAAGGTTATGGAACTACAAAACCGTTGGGCATCATGGACACCAAAAAATGGACTAAACTTTCATTGGAAATGTGCTATGGCTCCGGTTCCGGTTCTTGATTATATTATTACGCATGAAATGGTCCATCTAAAGCATCCAAGTCATTCAGCAGAATTTTGGAATGAGTTAGACAAGAAAATGCCGAACTACCGTGAGCATGAAAATTGGTTAAAACAAAATGGAGTTAAAATGTCACTTTGAGCAATTTGTAGAGACCCCCTCCGCAACCGCTAATCCATTCACTCATTCGGCGGTTCCGCTCCGTTTCGTCGCAAGCTCCTCACGGCTTCACCGCTCATTCGTTCAGGCTTAGCCGTTGCTTCGGTTCCTTCAATATGGTATACACCCGGCGCTTGCTTCGCGCGCCCGGTGTATAAATCTTTCTATTTGAAGTACGGGCAAGGGGCTAAATTTAACATAACATGCTATTATAGTACTGCCGCTGCTGGCCTATCCCGGCTTTAATCAACGCCGTCAAATGTACGGCAACCGCAATGGGCTGAGGCCCATCCCCTCAAATTTGAGGAATCCCTGCCCACAGCGTTTGCCTTTTCATTTAACGGCATTGGCCTTTACCTGCGTCAGTCCTATAATCACATTATGTTAAATATCCCCGTTAGCTGGACGAGAGGTTTGAGAGGGTGCTTATCCAGCAGCATTACAAGTAAGTTTGAGTTCGAAGTACAAGAATATCGGCAGCGCATTTCTGCCTCGATAAAAGTGCATTAAGCAATACCTGTCAACACCAGTTGGTCGTTTCCGGGCTTCAATGTCCGCTACGTTTCGCAACCTTGGCTTCGCCGGCGGATGCTTCACTTCGCTCCCATGCAAGCCCTCCACTCCCTCACCGCAGGGCCTTTCGAGCTTGCACCGCAGCAAAAAAATGCTGCCGTGCAACCATCTCAGTCCCCGCTTCAATTTTCATTTAATACCAGTATTGCTTAACACACTATTCTGGAGCTACCCCAGGTTTAAAAATTGGCAAATGCCCTGCCTCATGCTTCGACGGGTCGGACGAGAGTACTTCGTAACAATCATCCTCCGGAATTCCTGCAGGTACCAAAACCGATCCCCTTTCCAACCAGCGTTGAAAATAACGCCGGTTGGTTTGTTGACTTTTCTCAGTTCGCTATTTTTCCTGTGCACCCTTGGCATATGCTCATTCTTCGCAATGCCAACAGTGCACTTCCCCTTGACTATTCCTTTCTCAGTTGTCAGTACAACAAGTCCCGGCAAAGCATTCTCACCTCGATTATAACCCATTAAAGCTACCGAATTATTCCGGGCCTCGCTACAGGCACTTGCCATGCACCCTCGTATCGTCGGATGCATGAGCTTCGTGCCCTCCGCTCACCCTCCATAATCGGTACTTTAAAGAGTTATTTTCCAATCCCTCTACTGTTTGCCGGCAACGGTGAATGCATTGCCTTTTGCTTCGATTGAGCAGGTGCGCCAACCAACTCCATAACCAAGCAGCGTGAAAAACGCAGCTTGGTCTGCATGCTTTTGTCAGTCCGCCAACCGGCCTTGCCACCTTATTCGCCCTCGTTCCTCGGGCTTCATAACGTGGCGGCTAAAGCCGGCCTTGTTTCCGCCCTCACCATTCCCTGAAAACAAGGAGGGTCGGGGCTGGTCATAATTAAATCAAAGTCTTTGTCAAAAATATCTTCAAAATTTTTCTACTTGCAAGGCCGGGGCCCTTCGGGTGCTGTCATTTTTTTGAAAGCCATGTTTATTTATAATGGTAAAAAAATGACCAGCAGCCTTGCAAGCGAAAATTTTTTCCGCTAATCAGTGCCTACGATTTTGATTTAATGCTGTATTATATTCTCATTGCATAGGAAAATAGTGAGAACCCGGATTCCGGATTACCTGAGGTGCCTGGAAGTTTTGATCAAGCGGTTTCCCATGAATAGTCGGCCCATGCAAGCATACCGGATTCCATCAATGGCATGGTTGAACCGGTCAACCGGAACATTTAACGGTTTTCCGGAGGCATCTTCCTTCCATTTGTAGTTTTTCAGCTCCCTGATCAGGTTGACCGACCGTTTGGTGATCCGCATAGGATAGCGTTTCAATATGTCAATCCCTGCCAGGATTGAATCCGGACCCTTGAAGGTTGGTTTGATATTGAATCCTTCCTGCCGGATTTCAAAGATACATTTAGGTTGGTTGTCCGCTATTATCTCATCGGCCTTGGTAATCCCGATTTGATTCATCCATTTGCAGATGTCCGGATTTGTAAGACCCCGGGAGTAAATCAACTCATCAACAAAAAGATCCCCGCCACTCATCCCGACCTTGACCAATGCAGTTGGATCATTGGAGAATCCAAAATCCATCCCGTAGGTGATCCACTTGCAGGATTCCGGCCATTCATCAACAATCTGCCAGTTCGTGAAGACAAGTCCTGTGATTTGACCGATTTCTCCCAGACCGTAGATTCTCCAATAATTTTCATCGACTGTCTTTAGGTTCTCAATTTCCTTCACTTGTTCCGGAGGTAAAAATTGCACATTGTCCAGGTAGGTGGAATGGATAAAGGTGCAATCTTTCCGGGGTATGACGATATCATAAATCCAATGCTCATCCATGGAGGGGTTGAAGTCGATAAAGATTTGTTTTTCAGTTCGTAATGAAAGCTGTACCCAATCTTCCAGGCTTAGTTCATTGGCCTCATTGATGAACAGGTAAGCACGTTTCGCCCCTCTTTTCTTCTGAGGTTGGTCCAGGCTCATAAATTCAAAAAGGTTCCCGTTCAGCAGGTAGGTGTTCTCGGTTTTATTGTGGTGCCGCTCGTCATAAAGGTCATTGGCCTTCAGAATTTCAAAGAAATCCCGCATGGCCGATGCTTTTAATGCCGGCATGCTTCGCCTGATAATCGAAAATACCATGTCGGTACCTTCAAATGCTTTCACCAGGATGAGTAACTGAAGAATGGAAAAAGTTTTCCCCGATCTGCTCCCGCCCTGATTCACAATGATCTTGGTCCTGGCATTATAATTTTTCTCAAATACAACGGAAACCCTGACATTCTTTTCCATAGGACGGCTAATTCCCCTTGACTACTTCAAAGGTTATCTTGGTTACTTTGTCTTCCGGCGGGGCTATATCCAGGTTCATCCGTTGCAACTTCGGCCGGATAAATTCCTGCAGGTTCATCCACAGATCAACCTGATCTTTTGGTTTCAGCTTTCTGATACTGTCTTCCAGGGTTTCATCCAGTAATTCAAGTACCCATTCAACCCGTTCCTTATTTTCTCGGGTGATCTTGTTGGCGGCTCCCTTCGGTCGTCCACCCTGGCCAGGCTTGAACAACTGGGGTTTAGTAGTTTTCGGTTCCATATTATACCTATTTGTTCCTATTTTAGGAATACACATTCAATTCTTTGTATTTTATTTTTCCGCTTTTCCAGCAAGTTGTCGCTGACAATCGAATGTAATCGATTGACCCTTACTTTCTGTAAATCATCTTTTCAATCGAACTCACCGATACGCCGTAACAGTCACTCAATTCGTTCTTAATATTGGTATAGGTCCGCCCTCTCTTTTCAATGGTATTTCCCTCTTTGGCGTATGTATAGTAGAGTTCTCTTACCAGCCATTTCTTGGCAGCGCTAACAGGTAGCAATCCTCTTTTTACAAGATTTTCTACATCAATTCCAAAATGCTCCCTGATGTCAATGATTACCTTTTCAGTTTCCGGATTCATATAGCCATTTCTTACAAAAATACAAAACAAAAAATATATTAATAACCTATAATACAATTTTTTGCCAACATTTACTAAACAATTACTTTAAGTTACATTATTTTTGTTTCGTTTTTATTTTCTCTACCAACATGAAATCTTTTTCCACACCACCGATCGCCTTTTCTGTTGCAAAAATTGATGATGATTCCGGGGTACTCCAAAAGGTTATTGTGGCCCAGGTCGGAAAAGTTAAATCCTATTTTGAACAGATAGATGCTACCACTCTTTCCCAGATCGAAAAACTTGGTAATTCAAAAGAATCTGGTGTAAAAGCCCGGTTTGGTCATCCTAACATGTGTAGCTCTTCATTCGGAACTTACATTGGCCGATTTAAGAATTTCCAGGTTGATGGCGAAAAAGTTTATGGTGATCTTCACCTGGATGATGTCTGCAAGGAATCTCCATCTGGAAACCTCTTTGCTTATATCCTGAAAATGGCTAAAAATAATCCTGATATGTTCGGGGCATCCATTGCATTTATTCCGGCCGATCCTGCCATCACAGACGATGAATATCCGGCAACCCGCATTGAAGAACTTCTGGCAACTGATCTGGTTGACGATCCTGCCGCTACAAATTCTTTGTTTGCTGTTGACTCTTTCTCTTATCAGGCAACCCAGTTTCTTGATTCTAATCCGGCCATTGCTTCGCTCATTGCCCGAAAGCCGGATACCATCATTGAATTTATGCTCAAATATTTTTCAAACAATCAGATTATGAAAAAGGAACTTTTCCAAAGGCTTAAAAACCTTTTAAGCCCAACTCCCGATGGAGCAAACGAAGATACGGTCAAGGATTACAACCAGACTGTTGAACAACTGGAAGCCGATTACCAAAAGCAGTTATCGGTTCTTGAAACGGATCACCAGAAACAACTCTCTACGCTCCAGGATCAGATAGTTACTCTCCAGGACCAACTCAAAGCCCGTCCCACAACTGTTGAGGGTTCCGATCCTCATGTCAAGATAGGTCCGTCTGAGGAAACCTTTGGTAAGCAGCTCTTAAAGGAAATGCCCGCCCATTTCAAAGATAAAATCAAAAAGTCCTGATCAATCGTAAATCATAAATCTTTTTCGCCATGTCAAATATTTTTTCACACGCCATCAGCCCCGCTTTTACAAAGCAGTCAATCCGTGATTTTTTCGTTACCCCGTTTTTCATGGGTGAAGATATCCGGGGAGCTATCACGGTACGTTCCGACATCAAGGGTACGGAACTGTTGAACAAAATTTCTCGTCCTTCGTTCATCACCAAGCCAAAATCTACTGCCGGTTTCACTCCCGCCGGTACATTTGCCCTCTCTACCCAGTCCATCACGGTTGCTCCCATGGCTATGGAGTTCGAGCAAAATGCACGGGCTTTCTGGGGTTCAATCGTTGAACAGTTGTTAGCCACCGGTTACAAGGAGGATGATATCGAAAGGATGAAGGAACCTGATATCTGGAACAAAATCATGCTTCCGATCATTGCTCAGGCTGGGCAGCAGGACTTGATCCGCCAGATGTTCTTTGGCAATCCTGTGCAGGAAACGTTAACATCAGGTGTTCCAACCGGGACAGTTGATACCAATTTTTCGGGTTATACCGGCTTCATGACACATTTCATCAAGGACGTTTATGCCGGTACTATCCCCTCGGCTCAGCACGTGGTTGTTGCTTCGGCTACCTCCGCTGTCAAAGCTGAGAAAATCCAAACGTATTCCGCCGGTACCGATACGTTTCTGGTCTTAACGATCAATGGTGTTGCCTATTCTCAGGCTTACCGTTCAAGCGCAACGGTTACCTGTAACGACTGGCTTGCTACCCATAAGTCCACTATCGAAGCCCGTGCAGGGTTCAATGGGGTTATCGTTACCAACCCTTCCGCCGGCGCCATCAAGTGTGTCAGCAGGTACAAGGGTCAAACGTTCGATTTCACAGCAGCAGTTACCGGCACGGGCACCTGTGCAGCTTCCGGTGTGGTTGCAGCGATTAAACAAGGTGCATTGGCTTCCGGTGAGGCTGATTCCACCCTTGAAGAAATGATCGACGGGGCCCGTCCCGAAATGTTCGAATTTCCTCTGGTGTTTATGGTTACCCGTTCCATATGGAGAAACTTGGTCCATACCATCAAGGGTAAAACCGGCGATCTGCCACTTACAATGATGCTGAATGGTATCAATGTTCCTTCGTATGAAGGCTATCCTGTTCTGGTTCGCCCGGATTGGGATACCTGGATTTCCACGTATCAAAATGGGGTCCAGCCTCACAGGGCTGTCTTTACCACCCAACAGAATCTCATTTTCGGGACTGATGGGTTAATGGACCCTCAGGATATAGAGTCCTGGTATAATCCCGATCTCCAAATGCGGCGTTACCGGGTTCAGTATAAAGCACAAACTGCTTATCTGCACTCAGAACTACTGATGCTGGCTGGTTTCGGAGACTAACAATGTCCAGGTTACGATTTACCCGGTATGTATTATGCGTGCAAAACAGATTCAAACAACCCGCTTCTTTGAGTTCAATTACGCTCCTGTATTGGATTTGTTTGATACTGATTATGTTGCTACTCGTGTCAATTATCAGGATTATATACCCTTTGGCGACGATAACGCCCTCCCTCGCCAGTTAATCAAGCTGGCCAGGGAGGTTCCCGTTCATCGGGCTATATTAAATTCAAAAACCAACTATATCCTGGGGCAGGGTATCCAATCCTCAGATCCTGCTACCCGGCAGTTTATCAACCTTCCTAATAATCACAAGGAGCCTTTTTTGTATACCCTCAAAAAGCTATGCTTTGATTATCTCACGTTTGGCAACTGCTACTATGAACTGGTTTCCAACAAAAAGAGGTCCTTTGTCTTTGTTTATCATCAGGACGCTTCCCGGGTAAGGTTGCATACCGATGGTAAGCACGCTTTGATCCATCCTTGCTGGGACTTGTTCAAGGGCAAAGAAGATAAGGATTTACAATCTATTAGCCTTTTTCCTGATTTCTCAAAGGGGTCCGATGGATTGTTACATTCCATCGTGCAGATCAAAGATTACGAGCCTGAGTTCTTTTACTATGGAATTCCTTCCTATTTTGCCGGTATCCGCAATGTCATTATTTCAGGGTTAACAAACATCTGGAATCAAACCCGTCTCGAATCTTCCTTCGCCACTCCAGGCCTACTGGTCATTCCGGGAGTGAACTCAGATGAGGCAGCCGATGAACTGGATGCCATGTTTCAGCAATACAAAGGTGCCCTCAGTTCGAAGGCCAATGAAATTATCATCCAGTATCTTTCTGATCTGGGGCCCGGTATCAGTTCACAGGAAGCAAAGTTCATTTCATTCAACCGGGAGAAAGAGGATAACTGGACCGAGCTGCATAAACAGTCTGAAATTTCTCTCATCACCATTCATAACTGGTTCCGTACGCTTACTCCTTACTCCGATGAGAAATCCGGCTTTGACTCCGGAAGAATTCTCAACGAGTATGAAATTGCAATATCAACGGTAATTCATCCCATCCAGGAGGTCTTTATACAATCCCTGCAAACTTCTCTCTATGAGTGCAATTTACAATTCAAAGACTTCGAGTTTATCAACTCCCCG